TAACCAACAAAGGTATAATATGCGTCGACAAGACTGCTGATTTGTTTACTGATTTGTTCGCGTGTTTTTCCTTCCAATTGATGTTGATTGATTTCGCCCAAAAGACTTTCGCCGACACATGTGTCGAGAGACCATATACCTTTGCGGCTATGTTCGACTAATTTGGATGGGTCAAATAGCTGTAAACGGAAATTCGATAATATATTACTGTTTCCTACGACAATGGTTTGTCTCGCAATACCAGACCGTTTTAGATATCGACGGGTTTCTTCGGCAACACCGATTGCGCTGCATGTTTTCCCAGTTCCTAATTCATGATACAGTAAAAGACTATTGAACGGGGTTTCTACGGACATGAAATTGCGGACGAATTGTTGATGTGGGAGAATTTGGAATTCACTTTTGCATTGTGTATTTGCATATTCTTCCATGTTTTCTTGTTTAGTATCATCTGTACGAGACAAATGATGGAATTCTTGTTTTTCTGTAATACGAATATTGAATTTGGGGTCATTGAGAGAAGGATACAAGGTTTTCCATTCTAAAGAATCGGTGTTATTTTTGTAAGAATCATGTTCTGTTTTCTCTTGTTCGAATTTTGCAGATACTTTTTCTGGTTCTGGTGCAGCAGTATCTTCTACAATTTTCTCGAGAGAAGTATCGGTATCTAAATCCGTTTCTACTGGTTTTTCTCCAGGGAATGGTGAAGTGTTATCTTGTTTCATTTCATTTGTGACATCTGCATTGGCATTTGCAACTACAACCACTTCGCCCTTTTTTTTACGGGTTTTGCGTGGAGGTGCATTTGGGTCTTTTGGTTTTCGTGGTGCACGTGGTTTAGGTGGAGGTGCATTTGGGTCTTTTGGTTTTCGTGGTGCGCGTTTTTTACGTGTTTTGTTCGGGGCAATGGCTGTATCAAATATAGGTACAGGTACATCGGTGGTGGTGGTTGTAGTGGTTGTAGCGGTTGTAGCATGAGGTTCAGTAAGATTAGTGGTTGTTTCGGCATCAGTAGGAACATTAGGTACAGTGATTGGATTAGGTTGTGATGGTGGAGCGGTGGATGGTTCCATAGAAATGGCGTTTGCGGTAGCACCGATGGTGGTGCCGATGGCTTGTAAGGTATTCCATATTGGGTTAGTATTATTATCTGCAACAGGAGCAGTAGGAGCAGCAGGAGCAGGTTCGGTTGATTCTGTAGCTAATGTTTTTTTCGGTTTTTTGGTGCGTGCTTTTTTGGTGCCATCGGTATTTTTTACAGGATTTTTCTTACGAGTGGTTTTGGTAGGTTTCGCTACAGCGGGTGCAGTAACAATTGGTGTATCAGATGGTATTTCTTTTATTAAGGGTTCATCCATTCTGTGTAGTAAATGGTGACACAATTATATACTATTAACCGACTTTATAATACTATATATAGATTTTCTGTTTAGTAAACTCCGCAATCGATTTGTACAATAGATGCACATGTGAGACAATGGTCAATCCGGGAAATCATGTCTCGTTTTTCTAAATTGTAAGGACGTATGGCAGCTAAACATGCATCAATGTTTTTCCATTCGACGCTACTTACTTCGGATTTTTGGAAATTCGGGATTTTCTGTAAAGAAATGGATGGTTCCATGTACATGACATAGTATTTGTGTTTGTAAGAATAATAGTTAGAACCAGTGAATACTTCTTGTACAGGGACCATATTTGAAATATCATGTAAGCAATCTTTAGGGAATCCGGTTTCTTCTATGAATTCGCGTATAGCACAGTCATAATCGCTTTCATTTGCATTACGGCGTCCTTTGGGGAAACCCCATTCGGGTTCTTTCCATAATTCATGAGATGATGTATCTTGTTCGCTTTCGTTGATGAGAGACAGTAAATCATAATATTCGTTTTCATGATAAACGCCCATGATTAATGCATGTATTTTTTCTTTACAGTTATGATTATGGATGGAGGTGGCAGAAGTAGAAGTAGAAGTGGTGAGATTTGAAGTATCTGTAGTGGTAATCGTAAAAGTAGACCGTACATTATCATATCGTTTTTTCAATATTTGTTTTTCGTGAATCGTCATTTGTCTCATCATATTCAGTAAATATGATTTCTGGTATAAAGAATATTTTCCACGTAAAAAATCCAAATAACCTAAAGTGTCTCGTCGGCGTATCATTAGATATTCATACGGATGTGTGGAATCGTTCGTTTTACGGAACACAATGACACCATTGCTCGTAATAGGCATTCTACATTGATAAAATAAGTGCCCTTTTTTCCCACAATTATTGCAAAATGCAGGAAGTGTTGGTGTTACGGTATGTTTGGATATTGATTTCGAGTATGTATTTTTACAGATATGTGGGGAAGAATGTGATGGTTGATACCAAGTGCTATTTTCAGGGTCGCGATTTTGGTCTCGTTTTGTCCATAAATTATGTTTATTTGATTTATAAGTGCTCGTGGTAGCAGTCATTGCGTCTAAATAAGTGTGTTGTTTCGCGGCGGACATGAATATGTATGATTCGTATGAATAAAATGTTCCTCTTTCTGTACAGAATCATTTTATTTTATATTGGTTTTTTGAGACAGCTTTGTGTGTAATGGGGAGTATGATGTTATGTCATTACAGGTATGTGTCACTGGAAAATTCAATGGTTTATTTCGTATGATTAATCTCTCGATATGCTGTAAAGAAATGAAGTATTTAGACCCGCGTGTATTTTTCCCATCTATATGGGCGTTTTTATATGGGGTGGCGCATGTATATCCGGATATGCCGAATGCAGTAACAAAGCGGAAATATTATGATTTTATACAGAATTTACCATTATTTATTCCGGAGGCATCATGTGCGAATTACTTTAGTCGTTTATTAGATACATTCCCAGTATCACCATATTTGGATAATAAAGATTCGTTTACATATTGGGTACATTGTATTCATAATCGTATGGACCAATATTTAGGGTTACCGGAAAAAACCATGTTGGAACATTTAGATGATTTTTATGGAGAATTTTTACCCAAACAATATATTTTATCGGAAAAACGTGGAATACAGAAAAAGTATTTGGTTTTCGGCTTTATTCTCATTAGTATGTTCTGTATTGTACTGTACTATACACCAAGTAACACAATGAAAGACTCAATACCTTCATAGTGCTCGTTTCTGTCTCATTCATTTTCTCGATTTTTACAAAAATATAAATCAAGTGTATATTGTACAAGAATGAGGTGGGAAATCATTTTATTTATATTGGCAGGTGGCGTGATGGCGAATATTTATACAGATGGGAAGCTATTGAAAAAAGCATTGTCATGGAAGAAATATTATCAAATGGGTGGTGTGTTTTTAGGGGCATGTGTTATTTACTGGTTACTGAAAAAAGACCCTCGACGTGCATCTACTCTCATACAACATTCAAATGAATATCTGAAATATTTACCTGTAGATAAAAACACAAGTAGTATGATATCACCGATTTTAGATTTCACATCAAAACAATCTTATGCAGGAGCAGCCGCAGGAATGATGGCAGCGGATGGTTTTACCGCAAATGGAAATGGTTATTCTATGATGGATATGTTCCGTAAAGACCCTATGGATGCGCCTTCGGCGCAACAGCAACAAAAATTAATGCATTCTGGTAAAAAAGCAACCAAACGTTCCGTAAGTGAGACAAAGAAGAAATTCGTTGCATCAAAACAGAATTGGAAATGTGGGGATTGTGGTGACCAACTATCCGCATGGTTTGAAGTCGACCATAAAATGCGATTAGAATATGGTGGAAGTAATCATATCGATAATTTAGTTGCATTATGCCGTGAATGTCATGGAAAGAAAACTACCATCGAAAACCTGTAAAAAATACATTGCATGTTCACCAACCAAACCCAACTCAATGAATAGTTCTTTTACAATGAGAGAAATATTCATCATATTATAGAGACCTAGTGACATAAGTAAGAATATAGAATGGCATCCACTGGTTCTACAACTACTGAAAAACATACAAATGAAACATCCGCTCAATCCGAATCATTCTTTCGGTTACCAACTATGGATAATTGGGACCCAGTATTCCGTAATGCATTATTAGATACCGTCGAATTTGTCTCGGACAAATCATCAAAAGTATTATTCATGATAATTTTCGTAATTATTATTTTGATTTTCTTCTTGATTATGGCGAATGATAAAAAAGCATTAGGTTCTTCATTCCTTGCATATATTATCACATTTGGCATATTATTGTTTACTGGATTATTAGTATTATATTCCGAAATAAAAGGATGGGGTCCATATTTTGCGATATTCGGGATTGTTTTAGCAATCGTGTTTTTAATATTTCATAAAGACCTTTTAAAACCGAATTCTGTAGGAGATAAAATCAAGTATTTCTTTATTTATGATTATCCAAAATACAATGGATTGTCCGACGAGACATCTTTCTTCATTACGTATTCTCTCAAAATGATTTTAGTCATTATTATTTTACTGGCTTTATCGATTTTTTACAATTTGTTTTTAAATCAAGCATATCGACAAAAGAATGTCATCGGTTTTATCATTCAATTCATCTTTTTTATTCCATGTCTTTTAGGTGATGCAGTAAACTATATTATTAAAGATTTCCAGCGTAGTCCACCACTTGTTTATATTTTATTAGGAATTGAAATTCTATTGGTTTTACTGTACATATTTGTTCCCAAATTATTGAAATCGGATATTCAGAAAAACGGACATCAATTATTGAAAGCACCTGTGTTTTTATCCGATCGACGGTCATTAGATAACTGTAATTATGCCATGATGACATACATGAAAGATTTAGATGCATTAGATGTACCCGACCGAGGAATGCCCGCCAATCCTGCGAAATTCGATAACAGTGAATATGCGTTTTCTTTTTGGTTGAATACAAATGAGACACCTGCCAATGGAGACGAGCAATTCAATATCTTTTATTTGGGTAATGATTTTGACCGTAATAAACCATCCGGTAAACCATATTTGTACTATGATAACTCATACAATGATACACCATTCACTTTCGTCTTTACTGATGATAATTTACTAGTTGGTGGCGTCGATAAACAAGACATATTAGCACGTTTCACATATCGTACAGATTTGCCGAGACAACGATGGAATCATATTGTACTGAATTATCTGAATCATCGAGTCGATTTATTTATCAATGGGGAGCTGGTACATAGTATATCTTTTACAGTAGATACAAATGGTTCGGGTTCAGTAGATAGCCTTCATACACCCTTATTACGCGCAAAGGATAATAATATTTTATTAGTTGGGGATAAACAAGAGTCTATACATGGTGCAATTTGCAATATAATGGTGTATCGCAAAGCATTAATGGCAGAACAAATTGTACAAGCATATAATTTATTGAATTTACGGAATCCACCGATATAACTGTTTCTTTATCCTATTTATAGATACATTGTGTTTTTTCCGATTTTCATTCGAGTTTGTATTTACATTAAAAGATGGAACTTGATTTAAAAATGATTGTTTTAGGCATTATATTGGTCGTGGTGTTATTGATACTGTATAATACATTTACTACGGTTCCAGTCAGTAAAAACACTGCTAAAAAATTAGGGGAAAAGAATAAAAGAATAGGATACAAAGAACTAGCAAATCCTACTTCACCAAATTACTATATGTCTACTTGGTTATATGTAGAGAATTTGCAGAATACAGAAGACCAAACATTGTATACGATTAGTGAAACTGATTCCGCGAATAAAAAAGTAGAAGTATTACTGAAAGCGAGTGGACAATTAGTGTACAGATTAAATGGTATTATTAATGATTATAATATTGTGCTACCAAGTTTTCCTATACAACAATGGTGTTGTTTTGTATTAAGTGTAGACAGTAATTCAGTGGTGGATTCGTATATTAATGGGAAATTAGTAAAATCACAGCAGTTGAATTCTAATATCAACGCAATTACAAAAGAACATCAGATAATACAAGGTGACCTTCTAACAAACAATACAATTTACATTGCAAAGTTCAATCGTATTCCAAAGACAATCGACCCAGAAACTGCATGGAAAGAGTACCAGGATGGTAATGGTGGTGGATTTTTATCAAAGATGTTTTCCTCTTATGGATTATCATTACGATTAACAAATGAAGGAAATGTACACAGTTCAGTTGGATTTCCAAGAGGGGGCGTCAATTTAGGTGACATGTCTCTCACATCAAATGAAGATGAATAATTATAATGTATTATCTTTTTTCTAGATGAAATCATATCTTTTGTTCCTGTATAATATATAATAGTTTGTTTATACAAGAAAAAACCATGAATTATACCTTTATTGTTTTAGGCATTATATTGGTGGTTGTACTGTTTATTCTGTACAAGGTTTTTACAGAAAAGAAAACCAAATTGGAAACCAATAAGCAGCTAACCACGAACAGCCATGATTATGAAGATTAAAAAAACCCAGTTTCACCTAATTTCTATATTGCCATTTGGTTATATGTTCATTCAATTAATTCGACTAATGTAATATATCATATTGATACTGCAAAAGAGAGTGGCACAACAAAGTTTAAACTGGATATAGACGGAAATGGGAGATTGCAATACACTACTGATAGTCGTACTGTACAAATAATGGAAAAATTCCCTTTGCAGAAATGGACGCATGTAATCATTGGGGTTACATCTGGAAACTTAATCGATTCGTACGTAGATGGCAAACTTATGAAATCACAAGAATTAAGCGATCCACTTACAACCAACCATAATTATTCATTAAAAGAAGGAACAACCGATGCAACCGCAATAGCAAATGTAGCAGGATTTGAGCGTGTGCCAGAGATAATTACACCAAAGGAGGCATGGAACAAATATATGGCAGGAAATGGAGGAAATATGTTTACGCGCTTTTTCCAGACATGGGGTTTATCTCTCGTTTTAACAAAAGATAATGAGGACCAAAAAACCATTAACTTCCCACCAGATTTTTCATAATACAATGTGATTAGCACATAACTGTAAAAATACATTTCTGTAGTATAGATATACGCATCTATTTTACAGAAAACCGAATAATAACAACCACAACAACAACAAGATGTCAGAACCAACAATCGACCGTTTACAGGCATCTGCCAAGGGGGTTGGTGAGAATGTTACAGAGGCATTTCAAAACGTAGGACAAAATCTGTCGGAAACTGTACAAAATATGCAAAAGTCCATGGATGGTTTTACTCAACAGGGTGTAACCGAAGCTGGGACCGACTTTTTGAATACGAACGGTCTTTTAGCAAAATTCGTGTTTATTATTTTCATTTTATTCGCATTTATGTTTTTACTGAATTTAGGTATGCATGTGATTGGGTTTTTGAGCAAACCAAGTGAGAATCCGATTTTAGTAAAAGGAAAGTTGAATGGAGATGAAGGAATTACCATCACACAAGACCCAAGTAATTTAGACTCGAAAACCGTGTTCCGCTCCAATAATCAAATGGGTGGAGCAGAATTCACCTGGTCAAGT